ATCAGTTAATTGGAAGTAACCTGGTTCATCTTCTTTAGATCTTAATCCTTCAATGAAAGTACATAATATACGTAATGCTTTCTCTCTTAACTCATTCTCATCAGTCAAGTCTTCATCAATCTCATTAAGTGTATCATTCTGAGTGTTAAAGTTAGTATTAACTTCATAACTCAATGTACCTGTATCAACTGATACTTCATTACATGTTAATGATAGATTGAATGTCAATGATAATGTATCAGCTTCTTCTCCTGCGACTACACTATAAGGATATGTAACTCTCAATGCAGGATATTGGATATTAGAATCATTACTCTCATGAGCAAGACCTGTATAGAATCCATTTATCTCAACATGGTCGTTAGCCAAATCTCTTAGCAATATAGTTATATCTTGTAGGGTCATATCTATTGTTTATTTTGTAGTTTCATATCCTCTGCTTCAGCTGTATCTTTAGATATTGAACAGTTTAAATATTCAAGCACATCAAATAGTGAAGATTGTTTTACTTCTTTATATGTTCCGAAGACTCCTTTCTCACTTAGATTAGTAAGAGTACCAAGCCAACCAAAGTCTTCATTATGTTTTAACATGTTAACACTACTGGTTCTTTGACCTCCTTCGGCATTATAGATAAAGTTATGTTTCTTCTTTACCTGATTTATTATATACAATATACGAATATAAATTGGATAGGTTGTCGTAAACGATCTTTGTTTGTTAAATAAATTAAACTTATCATCAAAGTCTTTCATTGACTCTTCCCATTCACCATAGAATAAAGGTAATATAAATCTATTTCCTTTAATCAATTGGATGATCTTTCCATCCTCACCCTTCTCTTGTGAACCTTTACTCATCAATATCTCTAATGTAACCCACTTATAGAAACACCATTCATTCAATGGTTGTACTTTAAGCTTCGTGTCATTAAGTGTAAAGATAGGGAATTCATTTTCATCATCTATATCAAACGATGTATTTATGTTATTAACTTCATTAAATACAGGTTCAAGATATCCTATCAATTCTTTAATTACCTCATCATCTTTAGTATATTTCAATGGTAGGTTAGATAACAGCTTTACAATCTTCCTATATAAGTTAATTATAAACTCATCATCTCTCTCAGTCTTAGGTCGTGGTTCTTTTCTATTGACTACTTCTTTACTATGTTGATCAACATAAGTATCATACTGATCCTCATTAAGTATATCAGCTACATCTAAGTAATCCATTAAAGTTATCTCATCAATCTTATATCTATAAAGATATACCTTATCATTAATAGTTATTTCCATATTATCTTTGGGTTGTTCTTTTAAATGTTTGAGGTATTATATTAACTATCTTATTTCTATTAAAATTACATATAGCTAACGACATAACACTATCATCATGATAACCATTAGATCCTCCATATGATGCATTACCATTCTTATATTCAACAGAGAATGCATCTAACTCATCCTTCAAGTAATCTACACCTAATATAGATATGTTATTAGTATTAAAGTCTAATATAAGCTTCTGTATGATATCATTCTTACTCTTCTGTGTTGTAACCCATGGTTTAACTTTACTATACTTCTTCAGTAATGTTTCATAAGGCATCTGTCCTACTCCATTAGTTTCAACCCAACATACAGGTGAACCATACTTCTTCAATTCAATTATAACTGAATCAAGTATTATATTCCATTCTTGTTTAGTCCATCTATTGATATGTATCAAGTTACCATCACCATCCATTATAGTTAATACAGTGTAGTCTTCCTTGGCCCCTAAGTCTAACCCGGCAGTAACTCCTTTGGTTCCTTTGTTATCTTTAATACAAGGTATATATCTAAACAATCCATTACCTGCATCAAGGAATTCACCCATATATTCATTCATCCATACAGCTTCAGGTATTCTTTTCTTTATCCTATTTAATATATCTTTAGATATAATACCTCCTTCTTCTGATGTAAACCTTGTTATGAATGAACGATCATCTTCTATCATTACCATATTGTAAAACCAATTCTTACTCTTAGGTGTAGATGTCAATAAGACCTTACCAAAGTTACCACCTACACCATTGATATCTAACTTACTTAATGATACTGCGACGGTAGGTTCTATAGCTTCTTGCCATATAATATCTTTTACGAAACAAGCCTCATCCACAACGATGGCATCAAATGTAAAACCACGACAATTATCATTTTCAGATGTAAAGAATTGAACAGTAGAACCATTAAACAACGTGATAGTATAACTTACTTTATTAAATTTAACATTATCTTCAAATCCAGATAACATCTTCTTCATTCTATTGAATACATTACTACATTGTTTATGCGTTGGTAGGAAGAATCCTACATTATAGTTTTCTTCACTTACCATCCATTTGAATGTAGCTAATATATCAGTAGTAGTTTTAGTAGCTTGTCTACCTGTACAAGCTATTACATATTGAATACCGTTACCTAACGTACAAGCTTCTAATATCTCTATCTGTTTAGGTGTTAATGTTATACTTAGTTCTATATTCATAATGTTTGTAATTTACTTTGATAAGCATAATGAGCATCTACTTCATCTACATAAGATCCTAAATATACTTTATCACCATTTATTCTAATTGTACTGACCCATTTGTTTGACTTCTTACATTTATGAACTCCTGTATATATAGATGTCTTTTTTACATTACTCTTAGATGTATTTAACCTTTGTGATACTGATTGTAGATTATTAATATTATTATTAAGTTTATTACTATCAATATGATCAACTACTAAATTATATCCGTTAATACTATGGTTTAGGAACGTTAAGGCTATTAATTGATGCACCCTAAAAGTCTTACGTTTACCATTTACTTTTAAATCTACCATATAATAACCAGAAGGACATATACGCTTACTTAATACTTTACCTTTTATATTATATATTCTACCATCATTATATATAATTTGTCTATTAATTGATCTTATTTCACCTAAATTAGAAACTTCATGCGTGTCTACATATCCAGGTACTCCTTTCCATATTTCATTCATTGTTTTGATATTTATATGTTTTGATAATGTTTAAGAAAGAGGAGTTGCAACTCCTCAATCTCTATCAAAACAGTGTATTAAAATTGTAATGTTATTGTTTTGTTTCTTACTTCTGTTACTGTTGGTAAATTGAACCCTTCCATTACGCAAATTTGCTTTATTGCAGATATCTTTTCTGCTGCTTTAACACCTTCAACGCCTGTATTATAATCCAATATTACATCATATAGTTCTTGTAACATCAATTTCTTGGTGATCTTAGGCTTAACCATCCTCATCTTAGGAGGTGCAATCTCAATCTTATCAACTGAATCTAAGTCATCTTCATTATATTTATCGTCTTTCATATTATTCTTTTATAATGTATCGATTATCTAATTCTTTTAACTTTTCAACGATAAGTTCCCACTCATAGAAAGGTCTAAACATCTCATTGAGTAACATCCTCTTGATGATAGTAGTATTGAATATATCAATGACATACCTTTCATTACTAATGTTACTTTCAACCCATACAGTATATTGTTTATCTTTTAGATCTTCATCATAGATTAAGAACTGACAGTATATACCTGAAGCTTCATCAATAACATCAATCAAGTTATCACCTCTATGTGATACTTTCAAATCTATTTGATCAATCTTATCTGTTAGTATATTACTCTTATGTTCAACATATTGATAAAACAATTCTTGTCCATCTAAGAGTGTGAATGCTAATTCATATTGTTCTGCATTCATTAGGTAGTCTATCTTGTCGAATACATCTTGTAATGTATCTTCTTTAAAATCGTATTTCATATCGTGTTAATTTTATTTTTAATATGCATGTTTCCAAATATATCCAGCACAGAAAAGTCTTCTACCTGTACAGACCGCTGATATATTAGAGGCAGTTACGTTTACTTCTTTTGCGGCGTGTTTTATTGATTCAAACTCTCTAATAAATACATTGTCTTTTGTATATTGTAACACTGATTTGTACTTTAAAGCTCTTGTTTCATTAGATACTATCCTACCTATGTTAGCATTACGTATTTTACTCTTTGTCTTATTAGACGTCTTATAGTGACTTTTACTTACACCTCCTGTTGTTAAATTATAACCAGAATTAACAGTGTCATAGTGATCTATAATCTCTATTTCTTTACATCTTATAATATCCTTTAGTATTGCTTTGTCTATGCTTTCAAACCTAAATAAAACTTCGTAAATAAAGTTGTCATATCCGTACTTACGGATTGCATTATAAAACTTAGACTTAAAGTTTTTGAAGTTTACAGTAGCACTATATAAGTGCATATACTTCCTTTTATCCTCATGTATAGTCTCTCCTATATATTTCTTGCCGTTAATTATATTAGTATAAGAATAAACTATTCCTTCGTGAACTTCTATTACTTTCATTATAAATTTATTGTAGGGATTTCTTTAGATTTAAATTGGTTTAATGTTTTTTGAATTAATGGTTGTTTCTGGATTATATTATTACTATCATAATAAACATAAACCACAGGCTTACCATATAATATATTCTTATCTAAATTTTGTTTTACAACAGGATGGTTTTCAGCAAAGTTTAAATAAGTCAACGGCTTAACCTGTACTGCGAATATTTCATTATTATTATCATCGTATATGCTCAAATCTATAGCATATTTAAAATCCGCAACACTGCTTGCAAGTTCTGCTTTAAAATTGTAACCTAATCTTTTTATAAGACTTTGTAGATTATTCAATACATCGTTCTCTACCATATTACCTCGTAAAGAGTTACTTACAAATAATGAGTGCATGAAAGTATAGCAGTCTTCCCAATCCTTATATTCAACGTTATTATCTACTTTCTCCTTGAACGTGTTATATGCCTTAAATAAGCGATCTGCGAACGTTTTAACTGTTCCGGCACTCTTACACCCGCAAGGACAGTTAGCGTGTATATGGCCATCCTGATGGCTCTCAATCAATGCTGTGAGTTCTGCCTGTTGTTTAGGTGCATGAAATCTAATTAATGCTTGAATAGGAATGGTACGTCGTTTTTGATTACATCCGTAACGTTCATTTATCATATTCAATACTCCTTTAGTTCCTTCTTGTTTTTTGTGTTTTAAAGTTTTCATAATTATATCGTGTTAAGTATATGTGTATTATCATTTCGTTAATACAAATATACGTAATAATATAATTACAAACGTAATAAACAATCTAAACTTGTTTTACAATTAATTCGTATTATAAAATATTGATTTAATTTTGGTAGTCAGTTTTACAAAAAAGAAAGTGTCTACTTTTTTATTAAAGAAATTAACAACAAAGTGTCTACATTTTACAATATATCACCTGCAACTATTTATGAATAATGCAGAATAACCACATCTCCTATATATATACTATAGGACATGTGGTATTTGAGCAGTTATGAATTTATGTTACTTTTTTGGTACACGGATCCACTTATACGAAGTCACCTGTGTACCAAAAAAAGAACACTATTTATTATGTTTCTTCAATTGTGAATTAACATAACCTCTTGTCACGTCGTAATGCTTGGCGATATTAATCACGCTGATATTATCTTCCTTGCGCATACGATAAGCTTCGACTACATCAAATTTAATTGATTCAATTTTCTTAGGATTGTCGCTGACCATTTTAACGTTTTTACCAAAGAATGAATCTATTTCTTCAGCTTTAATTTCAACAACTTCCTCAACTTTAACTTCTTCGATTACTTCAACTTTAACCTCTTCAACCAATACTTCTACCGGTTTAATAACTTCAACTACAGGGATAACTTCAACCTGTTTAATTGGTTCTTTGATTGATTGTAAATCTTGTAAGGTTAACATCTTACGATCAGTGATATACTTCTCAAGTGTAAGTAGGTCTACAGTAACTAAATGTAATGCTTCACTTAAACCTTTACTTTTATACATCTTAGCTTCAGATCTCATCTTACTTAATGTTTGCATAAGCTTATCATAAGTAAAGAATGGTACATTAAATGTATAGAACTCATCTGCATATTTACCTGAATAGAACATAATTGGTTCAAATAGATAAGGATATTCAACTTTAACTGCATTCAATATAACTCTTTGGAAGTCGTTGTGGACTCTTGATAAAGTAGTTGTACAATTAGCACATAGTTTGATACCTGTTACTTTAACAAAGTAATCTTTATAAGGTACTGCGCTGATTAGTTTATTTTCATACTTGTTGACTGTGGCAAAAGCTTCGATTAATTCCTTCTTTGTTAATGTTCTCATTGTATTTATTTTATAATTATATAAAGCGTTAGCTTGGTTATGTATTATTTTATTTAATTTGAATGGTTTCAACACAAAGTTGATTAACCATATTAACTTATTAGATGACTCCTTGGTTAATTCATCATATAACAAGTCATTTATGTTATCATTATATAACTTCTCCTTTAAGTCTTGATTCTCTATAAGAAGGCTATATACTTGTTCTATTAATTGTTCTTTAGTTTTTCTTTTTATCATGTCTTTTTATTATTAAATACATTACTAATGATATAGGTATGCTTATGAATATTGATAATATGCATGATGTTAGTATAAGAGTTAACCAGAATGAATGACAAGGTCTACATATGAATACCTTACTATAAGATATATTCATTATCTTATCTTTGATGTTATCTGATTTGATACGATCAATAACCCAATAGGTTAAATCACTAAACCATATATGATTACCTATTGTTGTATAGATGGTCAAAGGGTATATGATAAAGTATGATATAATCATCACACCTATAATTGGAGTTGTATATACTATCATGTTGGTATGTTTAAATGAATCAATATACAAATATACAACAATTATTTAACTAAGTGTACACAATAACTTAAAAAGAGTGTACACCTATTGATATACACTCTTTTAATTAGTTAGTTATTATATTGATTATATGTTAGTTACGCTTGTAACTCTTGCTTGTCTACCTTGCATGTTCGTAATATCAGTAACAGTGACATATAATGGTTGTGAACTTAATGACTGTATCTGTCTACGTTGACTACCACTAAGAGCATCAGACATTGCGCCGAAGTTAGGTAATGAACCACCATCAGCGAACAAGGCTTTAGATCCTGTAGACTTCTGCATTTGATTCAACTCATTGCCATACATTGCAACTGTTCGTCTACTCATTATAGCTTCTCCACCTTCAGCTTCAAAACCTGGTTGACCATCTATAGTGAATGGTATTCCTCCATTAGCATGTGAAGCTCCATTTAACATACCACCATCGGCAAATTGTTGTTTCTCTATAGTTGCGATCTCAAAACCTGTAACTACACCAATAGCTGCTGTTTGTACAGCCGCTATAATTGCTCCAGCTACACCTAATGACGCATAACCTGCCCAAGTACCTGTGATAGCTACAGCTCCATTGATAAGAGCTTGAGCGATTGCTGCAGCTTTACGTTCATCACCTGCTTTCTTCTCAGCACGACGTAACTCTTCTTCTAATTCAATCTTCTTAGCTACTAATGTAGCTTCTCTTTCCTTCTCTATTTCAATACCTCTAAGTAATGCATCACGTCTACCACTTCTTTTACCTTCTAAATCAGATTCTAATGAATCAATTTTACTTGTTGTTTCACTTAACTCAGTATCAATATACTCTAATTGTTTAGATATCTTATCTATTGCAGCTTGAGCAACAGCGTCTTGGAATGCTATGTATGCATTGAATACATCTGCAAATGCATCTGTTGTTGCATTTACATAACCATCAACATCACTTGCTACATCCTTCCATCCTTTCTTTGTCTCATCACCTATACTGTCAATTCCTTTTCGGGCTATCATTTGAAGTTCAAGCCAATGTGCAAAACTAATCTTTTTCGATGTTAAGTTATATTCAGCTTCTAATTCAGTTATATCTAAACCACTTTGCTTAAGATCATCTAACTTTGCAGCATATGCACCAAACCTTAAGTGTTCTTCTTGTTTGAAACGATCGTCTTCTAAATTCTTTATCTTATCAACTTGTTCATTGATAATATCTATCTCCTGTTCGTTAATATCTCTATTTTCAGCAATAGCTCTATTAGCAAAATTCTCTTTAGTGTCTTCTAACACTTGTTCTGCAATTTTAATATCTAACTCTTTATCCTTTAATTGTATCTCAAGTTGATCACTTTCTTCAGCAAACTGTTTTTTAAATGCTTCAAACCTTTCTTTAGCTGAAGTCTTATCTAAATTATCTAAATCAACTTTAAATTTCTCCTCAACCTTTAATATTTCATCATTCTTTAGTTCAGTTAATCGAACTAATGTCTGAGCATCTAATCCTTGAGTTTGTAATGCTTGACGCTCTTCCTCTAACTTACTAACTTCCAGGTTTTTCTTCTTCTCTAAAAGGATAAATTCATCTCGTTGGGTAAACTTATCAAGATTCATCTTCTTAAACTGCTCAAGTGCTCTTATTTCAGCTTCTTCAGCAGCTTTGAGATTAACTGCTCTCTTATCATTAAGGTCTTTTCGAGCTTTTTCAATTTGTTCACCGCTTATTTCAGTGTACTTAGCAGCTTCAAAACCTGCATCTTCAATTATTTTTTTTTGTTTAGTAATTTCACCTTCAATAGCATTCTCCTCATCTATAGTAACTTCTAAAAGTTTGAATGTAGGTGATGAAAAACCTTTTGCTTTCAATGCAATTACGTTATCGTAGATACCTTTTGCTTGATCAAATGTTTTCTTAAATACATCTTCTGCTTTAGCTGCATCAAAAACACCATCAACTGTAGCACCTTTTAATATATCTACTTCATATAATATACCTGAAGTAAGTTCAGTTAATTCGGCGCTAAGTTTCCGACTCACTTCCAACCGTTCCTTCTCCATGTCAAGTACAGTCTTCTTACCTTGAGCTTGAGAATCTGTGATATCTTTCAATTCCTTCTGAGCAGTCACCATCAACTCTATTGTATGAAGAGCATCGTCTAACTCATTAGCACCAAGTTGTATATAAAAGTCTTTTACTAACTCACCAGTAAGCTCACTAAGTGAGTCAAGCTGACCTTTTATAATAGTCTCTATTGTTAATGTAGTACTACCTGTTTTAACACCATCTAAGACAGCTTCATCACCTTTACTATCAGCATTAAACTTTGTTCTAAGTTTTAATACAGTACCTGAGAAACTTTTAATATCTGATTGAAGTATATCTGCTTCATCTTGTAATTCAGATAGTCGTTTTTTTGATAATATACCTTGACCCTCATCAATTTCAGTAAGTTTATTAGCGTATTTTAGTTTTTCAATAGCTAACAACTTCTCCTTCTGTAGTAAAACCAACTTATCTCTTGACAATTGCTTACCTTCTTTGATAGCTGTATTCAACTCTTCTTCTGTAGTAAGACTATCAGCTTTAGTTAATAACAATTCACTATTATCTTGTTGGATTGTATCATACAGTGCTATCTTTTCTTCTAATGTTAAATTCTCATCTTCTAATAATGCAAGTTGACTCTTCAAATTATCACTAATGATAAGTTGACTATCTTGTGTTTCCTGTGTGGTTTCTAACAGCTTCTTTTGTAAGTCTACTTGTGCTGCTAATATCTTTAATTGTTGTTCCCCTGCTTTATTAATAATTTGAGCAGTGTCTTTTATAGCCTGTTGAGTCTCACTAAGTTGTGTATTTGCAAAACCTAACATGTCTAATATCTTACTATAAACAGCTACAAATGGTGCCAATAAACCTATAACTTTAAGGAATACAAAAGATAATACAGATCCTACTTGTTTTATAAAACCAGCAATCTTACCAGCACCTTCATTTACCTCTTTATTTTGGTCGATGACGTTACTCATAGCGCGAATGATTGTACCTATGATCTCAACAGCAGCTCCACCAACAGTAATACCTGCTGTGATTTTACCTACTGATTTAAAACCTCTCTTCATTCGACCTGCTCTATGTGCATCGTCAGCTTCTTTCTTCTTGTTAGCTATTGATTCAGCTTTCTGTATATCTTTAACAGCATCAATCATAGACTTACGATAAGTATGAGCAGTTTGTTTCAACTCCTTCTCATTACCTTTGAATCCTTGTTTCTTCAAGGTCTTCTCAATCTGTAGGATCTCTTTTTCTACTTGTTTGGTAGTTGATAAGAACTTCTCAATTCCATCAACTTCTATTTTAATTGTACTCTTTAACTCTGCCATGATTATTATATATTATAGGTTAATTTATATTGTGTTATTAAATCTCTTTAAGTAGATTGATACTACATAGTCTATTGTCTTTAGGTGAATAGTCACTTATGTTCATCAACCTATATATATTATCATCGAATCTAATCCTCTTTGATCCAGTCATATTGATCCAATCTATAGCTCTCATTGACATCTTCAATGTAAGTTGTTCAGACTTATTATATAAGTCTAATAGGTTCTCAAAGTAAATGTTATACATTCCGAACTCAGTATCATATCTCAATGTAGGATAATCAATACCAAACTGTAAGTTCTCATGATCAAACTGACTAATTGTTGGTCTAAACCAATGTTGAGGTTCTCTTATATAATCAGTTGCTCTTGGGTTACCAAACAATACTTGTTTACCTGGATCATAAATTATAGGATCTATTTGAGATGCAGTACCTAAATGATATAACAATCGAGGTGTGTAATTGTAATCATAAGTTAAATCACCAAGTCTCGTTTGATTATAAGAACTTAAACTTTGAATAGATGGAACATCCCAACTCCAATTTAATCCAGGCGCAATCCCCCAACTTGGGCCTTTAGTTAATACGTATCCTGATACAGGGTCAGTTGAAGTTGGCCAACTTAATATTGTACCTGCAAATAATGTAACATCAAAAATAGCTGATGTAAATACAGTTGAAGAGAATATATTATAATCTAATGACTCTCCTGTTGCGTATACATTATCATTAAGTACTGTAACATTACCATAAGATGATAAGTCATTGGTTGAATTAATACAACCTACATTGACATTAGTTAAGAATCTATCACTATTATCAATCTTATACCCAACACTCCATTTACTACTTACATCAATTGGATTAGCTTCCCAATCATTTGCTTGAACTCTTGAAGTTATATCATAAGTAGTAGGACTTCTAAATTGTCTTCCGGGAGTAAAGTAAATAGATGAATCATTTACAGTTAAATGTAAATTGAATTGTCTAATGAATGAAGCTATAAAGTCTTTACCATTTATTGCAGGTAAGTTCTGTGCTAAGTCTAAGTCTTCCTCACCACAATTATAAGATATACCATAAGATGATGGAGTAGCAGTTCCACTAAGTACATTATTTCCCTCTTGTTCTTGCCATTCACATGACTCAAATCTGATAACAGCATCAGGACCACTTATAATATCAGCTAATGAGACCCAAAGTATTTCAACTCTTTCGTTCTTTAACATATCTAATGTTACATTGAATATACCTTGACTTACAGCACTCTTTTGTCCTCCTGTTCCGTCAGTGTTAACTGTTACTACATGTTGGTAATTACCTGTTATATTGACTTCAGATTGCCAATCTGTAATTGGTGAACCATACGCTTCTTTAATATTAGTTATAAAGCCGTTGTCATAACATTTATGTCTCTTAGGTGAATAATATGCAATAACATCAGATGGTTGTTCAATGAAGTCTTTATTCTCACCACTCATCCATTCATATAACTTCTTCATTGTATCTTGGTAAGATAATGCATCAGCAGCATTCTTTCTTAATACAATCATAACATTATCATCCCAACCATAAGCTCTATCCTCTTGCGTTACACCAGTACCACTATTAACTTCTTGAGTTGCATATGCATTAAAATTAACCCAACCCTCAAATGAGAAGAGTGGAAGAAGGTCTTCATAAATAAAATCTTTTCTTAAGCTTGTAAATCTATCTGAAATATCAATTGTATATTGACCACTTGCTGGGCAAATATATTGACCTTCATTATTGAATGAATTAACTGCATTTATCTTATCAGTTATTACTGTTACATCGTCATGTTTAACCATGCTGAATAATTGATATGTAGCTTCAGGTTCAAATAAAGGTAAAAATCCAGGAGATGTAATGTTTGTTATCTCAAGGTCTTCAAGGTATTGAATCTCATCTCTATCATCAGTAGATGGTGAATCATAATATTGATAATCTAATGTTAAATCCCCTTCAACACTTGCAAGATTCTTCCAATTATAAAGATAACCTCCACCTGTATAAGCCATATATAATTTATTAAACCAATCTTCAGTGAACAAAGAACAATCTACAGTCATACCTATTTCTTCAAACACTTTAATTATTAAAGTCTTATACCATATAGCAGGAGGGAAGTCTTCAAATGTTAAACCATACCTATTACCGAAATATCCTGTTTGAGTCTTGAAGTCATTAGGGTAATCGCCGGCACTTCTTGTTCTAATAGGAGGGTCAGCTAAAGGTAGTTCAAATGTACCCCATATATCATTATCAGTTAAGTCAGTATAATCAGCTAATGGAGTATTGTTATACACTAATGTAGGGCATATGAAGTCAGTTGTAAGTATTGTTCCTTCATTCAATGTGTTGAAGTCAATTGGTCCGTCGAATGGTACTAACCAAGTAGGTAATCCATCAACATAACCTAACTGATTAAGTTTTACATCACTTAATCTATCAACCCAATCTATATCTTCATCATAGAATGTACCTGTATAACCATCTGATGCAATCAGTTCTAACTTAAATGATCCCTTCATGACAAGTACACCGTTCTCTAACAATGAAGCTGTATAATTCTTTACTATGTTAAACTTATTCACACTCTTTATATCAGTCTTACCTATGAATAGTTTATTATTCAACTTACTATCTGCTAACTTAATTTGAGTACTAAATGAACCACCTAAACTCTTTAATCTATCACGTGAAACACTGAAAGCAGTTCTATTTAACCTATATGGGAAGTCAAGTATATCAACTGATATTGATACACCTTGTTGTGTCTTTATTATTAGTTCTACTTTGTTCATATTATCGTGAGATTGAATTGTTAGATGTTGTGTAATTGAATGTAATTGAAACTGAATCAGATGTACTAATAGTATTATTGACAAAGTCGAATTCACTCAATAGAATGCTTCTATATTTATTATAACTTGGATCCCAAATGTAAACGGCAGATGATTCACCTAACTTCTTAATCCATTCTATATGACTATCATTGATCAATCCTGATCTAAGTGTATAATTAGAACGAACATATGTGTTTATATTCAATGATACTTCATCAGATACTGCATCTAAAGTGTTTGCATTATATGGTAAGACTCTTTCAATTGATAATACATCTCTATCAAGACCTTCAGTTATCTCTCCTCTAAATTCAAGTGAATCCCATCCACCAAACTCATTCAAGAAGATAACTTGTTTCTTATTATCATAACAGGTTCTATCCATTACATAAGTCTTCTTGATATTATACCTTTCGTTAGTACCATTAGAACTCCACTTAATTTGTATTGAATAGTTGTCAATCAATTTACCTTGAGCAGCTTCGATAGTAGCAAGACCTAATATAGCAGGTGATACATCCATGCTTACATTGCCGGCCAATCCAGCATATGCAAATGATGTTTTATTCTCTGTATATGATGTACCATCGTAGAAGTTATATCGTACATACAAGTTGAATGAATGGTTAACTACTGTCTGTTTAACAATCATTTGAACAAACTCATGAGAATCATAACTGACTGTCTTTAAGTTCGGACAAGATGATAAGAATCTAAACGACTTAGTTGAATTAGGTATGAAAGTATAATCATTCATATTATAAGGAAGTAACTTATCGAATGCTCCTAATTGGACCCACTTCATTTCAGATACACCTCTTATATATTTCTTACGTTGGCCATTGGTAACATACTTAAATGAATCACCATAAGCTACAAAGTAAGGTCTTAACATTAACTTAGTATTACCAAATGCATCTACATTACTGATCACTGCACCTGTATCAGTCAATCCTTGATCCATTGCAAAGTAGTTAGTTGTATAAGATGTCAGTATCTTATTAGGTGTTATAGGTTCAACAAAATTACCAACGACAGGTATATTAACATTAACACTGTTCAACTCTGTATCAAGTATATAATCATCAACCAAAGTACATTCATACTTATCAACTATACCTGCATAAGGGTAACTACCTATATAGACTTCACAGAAGCCTTGATAGTCTATTACATTTTGTGATTCAAATTCAGATGTTCCGGCCACTGTATAAGTAACTAAACCTGTTGATGTATCACTTGCGGTGAAGTCATATAGATCACCATATTGTTTAGCAGTAACGACAACATTATAACCTAACAATTCAATGTCATAGTTATTATTGAATGAAACTGATTGAGTTAATGCATCAGCTATAGAAGCAGCTACTTGACTTAAGTAGGCCGGAGTATTGATTGATACTGATTCAGTATAAAACTCATTAGATGATGGTGTACTACTTGCTGTTAAAGTAACTGAAGCCAATGTACTTGTAATAGTTACAGTATCTCCAACACTTACATAGTCAATAGTATTGATCAATACTGAAGCTTTAGTAGGTGCTATAGGTGAAGTTAATGGTTCGAATGAGAAGTTATTAATGTTCTCTGAAAGTGTTATTTCACTTGGAGAAGCAGTTAAAGATGTATAAGCTCCAGTAATTTCATTAGCTGAGTTGTCAGTAGCCCATGATGTATTAGGAAGTAAAATTGACATATGTTATTTATTTTTAAATGTTTGTGTTAATTCTTTGTTTAATTGAGCATACATATACCTAAGAGTTATATCTGTAACCTCTTCATGTAACTTATCAAGGAACGGTTTAGGTTTTATACCTTTCTTACTTATACTCTTAGCTATTGCCCAGGCTACCTGTTCTAATGTAGAACCACTTGGCGCACTAATACCTTTATCCTGCATCCATTTAACTATGTCATTAACAGGTGGCATCCTACCTTTCTTTCGTCCTTTATCTACATAGTCTGCATAATCACCCATTGATATGTTAATAGTCTCATCTTTAAATGTAAACTTACTCTTCTTAACTAAGTCAGATGAATCAAGATCTATCTTCTTCATAACAAAGACGAAAGTATCCTTCAATGTATCTAACAATCTATTTATCTCTAATTCATCCATCTTTACTTAAGTTTAATAAAAGGGACCACTTTTACATGATCCCTTATATATGTTTAATGATTAAATGCTTATGCTATATAAGCAACTGCATGCCATACAAACCCATCGCAATACAAAGTAACTGCTTCATATTGAGTTGCAAGACTGTAGGTAGTAGCGCCATCAATAGTTTCAGCTACATCATCAGGAGTAACAACAACTGATTTAGCAGGACTATCTACTTTCTTAACGGTAATGTAAGCTCCAAGGCTATCAGCAGCAACAGGAAGTGTAATTACTAAGTTAGAAACTGCACCTGTAGTACCAAGTACGATGTCTCCATCAGCAGCAGTCAAAGCTATATCAGTAGCGAAAGCAACTGGATTCAATGCTACTATTTGATCAGTTAACACTTGAAGTAAAGTGTAAAGACTTCTTGTATTATTGTTTGTGTTTGTAGAAGGCATTCCACTGTTTATCTTTGCCATAATGTTTATTGTTTAATGTTTAATGTTTAAATAAAATAATTGTTGTTATTGTAAAAATTATAGTATGAATTATTTAATTTCAGTTACCATAAAATGTACATCTGTTAAAGTTATATCATTAGCCCCTGTTGTATTAGCACAATGTACTTCTGCATAATCCAAATTAGACATAGTACTTATACATAAAATAGATACGCTCTCAGCACGACCAGATGCGTTACCAGTAGCTTTAGTAACTGATGGTAGACATATACCCGCCTCACTACTAAGATATATACCGAACTCACATATATTACCATTACCTGAGTTAAATGATATGGTAGCTTGTATTAAATACCTTCTACTAATTGTAGCATCACATGTTAATCTGTTGTCAGTAGCAGTAAACTTACTATTGTTTGGCCCTAATGTATAAGTACCTGCTGCTTTATAGAATGTATCTATAAGAGATATAGTAGTTGGAGTAATATTATCATTAATATACACTTGTCCTACAGATGCTGTGTTGGCAATAGGGAAGCAGTTAGTGAACAATGCTTTGTCAGATGTATTAATAATACCACTAACATATGTTCCACCTCCACTAAAGTTAATTGTATCTAAGATATATGATTCAGAAGGTATAGTGGCAGAAGGATCTACATAGATTGCAGTAGTACTTCCAAATGCTACAAAGGATGAGTAGATAAATCTAATACGTCTTGATACTATTGCTGTATCATTTACACTTATGATATTGTTAGCGGATCCATCTCCAACAAACAAACAACCTGAAACACCAACAGTACTCATTGTGCCATCAAATATAAACCCATTACTATTTAATATTGCTCCATTAATATAAATAAAGTTTTCGAAGTTCTTTACTACCCCAATTGAAGGTATGTTTTCAAAGTTTAATGCTTCCCAATCTAATGCACATGTATTACCAAACCCATCAATATCTAAACAAGTATCTACATCCTTAAATGTAATATACTTTAGAACTATTGTGTTATCACATGTAATAAGTGGTACTCCAACTCCTAATCCTGTAGATGTTATTGAACAGTTCTCAGATGAGTAACCTGTGATAACATTTGTTGTACCACAAACTATCCTGCAACCCAATAAGTCTATGTTATTAGTTACAACATAAGTCATCCCATCTACAAGAGTGATTACATTTGCAACTTCTTCGGGGAGATCTTCCTTAGTGTTAACTACAGTTAGGAATGCATCGCTTGTACTTATAGCTCCTTGAAGGAGTTGTATTAATGTATAATTACTTTTTGTATTAGTTGCTGTATTCGTGGCCGGTAAAGTACCAATATCCACGCCGTTGATTACAATTCCCATGTTTATATGTTTAATTTATTATGTTAATTATCTATAGTTATTATTCATTATACCGTGTCAAGTAATTAACGATGATGTAATATACGATATTTATTTTACATAACGGTCACAAACGATCAGGATCCTTAATATACATTAAAAACAGGATACCTTTTAAAGTACCCTGTTGTAGTTATATTACCAATTAATTGTTACATCGTCAGGTAATTGTATTGTTTTAATTATAAATTGATCAAAGTTATAATCATCATCATCATTATCTTTATCCTTTTTCATTGTTATCGTGTTAAGTGTTATATGTATTAATTAAGCTAAGTATTTGTTTAATATATCTAAAGATTCTGTTAACTTCCTGATCTTTTTCATCAGTTTAGGTTGCTTATGTACTTGTAAATATAATGATTCTATCTTAAAGATTAATTGCTTACGTTTCCATTCAATGTATATCTGTCTCATGTGTTAAGTGTTTAAGTGTTAATAATTAATTGTTTATATATATGGGCCGGACTCAGCTTGTTAAGGCCAAGTCCGACTATTTTATTTAGAAAGGACAGAAATCAAACTCTTCTTGTTTAGTTTTAATGTATAAGTCAGTGTTTATTGTTAAGTTAGTAGGATTGTCGTTAGTTATTACGAAGTTATGAACTACTTTACCATTTGCTCTGACTGATTTGCGTGTTAATGTAAAGAATGTATTAAGTATTTGATTAGCTTTTGTCTTAGTAACATTTGATTTAACTGGAAAGTGTTTATCAAGGATAATGTTCAACATAGATTGTAACTCGTCTGAAGAATAAGAAGAACCTACATTGAAAGTGTTATAAACATCATTAATATAGTTACTTAATTCATTGTTTGTATTTGAAATGAAATCAGACTTAGTACGTAATTTTTGAATATTGATTGCTTTTGTAAATGAAGTCCAAGCTTGTTTAGATAAAGTAATATTGTCAAGCATTGTGATTGCATTTTTGATGTCTTTATCACCTGAATAGTTAGCTATAACACTTACTTTATAACGAATATCTTTTTCAACTTTATCGGTGATTGTATTTGATTCAATTATTGATTCATTCGTCCAGATAGATTCAGTACTTAATTGATTCATGATAGCTTCGATGTGTAACTTTTTAGTAGATTTGTTAAGCTCAACAATGTTTGTGATAACTTGTTTATCTTCTTCAGTCATAACTGTTGTATTATTAACAATGGTAGAAGAAACCCAATCAAATCTTTTCATGTATTCAGCCATATAATCAAAGTCAGTGTTAGCAGCATCTTTCTCTAAATTGAATACAACGTTAGACATTGCTAAGTAATCTTCAACTATTTTACCATCAACTCTACGGAAATAAAACTTATCAAGGTCATTCATAACTCTCAATTGCTCTTTCATAACATACTTAGAAGATTCAATTGAATTACGTAAAGAAGCATGTTGTTTAGCTAAGTTAGCAACTTCTTCACAAGCTTCAGTTAAAGAGAATGAACAGAAACCATCAGTTGATTTGTCAGATTTCATCAAGTAAATGTTAACTTCTGTAGTTACTCTAAAACGAGAAGCGAATTGATTTAGTTCAGCAGGGTGAAAGTTACCATCGACAAAGATATTGATAAGTTTAGCATGCTTTGTGATTGAATTACCTTCTTTAATAACTGTAGTTGCAATAATACCTTGACACTTACTCATATCACCGTCGATAGCTATTTCGATGAATGAATCATCATCTTTCTTAGTTGCATTGATTGTAACTGTATTGAAGTTGTTAAGACAAGCTTGAATACGACCTAATCTTGTAGTTTCATCAGTATTGTTAGAAAGAACAACGAATTGACCATCTTTATTTACTGTATCTTGAACACCATCTTGTAATGTTTTATAGAAGTCACTGTAACGAATATCATGTACAACTTTAGTTATTGTAGATGGTTTGGTTACGTTGATTAACTTCAAGTTATTTAATGTAGGATGAAAGTTAAACAATGGAGTAGCAGTTAACAAGTGGAAGTTTTTAAAGTTACCAAGTAAATCAACTACTTCATTAAGTTCTTTCAATAAGAAAGTATGTGATGTAGATGAAGATGTGTTGTGAGCTTCATCAACAAAGAGAGTATAATCAGATATGTTGATTAATTTACAAAGGTTACTGAATGATTTGTAAGTAGTTACGATAAAGTTTCTGTTAGTCAATTCTTTAGCATCAGCATAAAAAGGACAAGCAGCATATTCTTGAGCAAATTGTTTTACTAAAGATTGAGTAGGGACAACCATTACACGATTCATTTCTAATTTAGAACCTACATAAAATGATTTACCAGAACCTGTTGGTGATTGAATGATTGAATTAACACTCAAATCTAAATCTAAATCAGATAACATTTGATCAGCTTGTAATTTGAATGAATCATTTACACTATATTTAATATTTTCGATATTATAGCTAACTTCAGCAGTACCAAATGAATCAGAGTAAAGGTTGTACATATCATTCAATGATTTACTACGTTTGTCAGTCATATCAAGTGAGTGACCTTTAGTAATCAAATAATTATAAGCATCTTTATACTCAACACCGAAAGTAATAGTTGAACCAGCATAAGATTGTAGGAATGTAGTATCGACAATTGAACCGCGTCTTTTACATGCAGAGTTATAAGCTATTTTCAAAGCTTTGTCAACTTGAGTTTTTGTAAGAGTTGAGAAATTGAATTTAGAATTTTGTAGACACTTTTTTGAGGGTTTCTTTATATTAAATGTAGACACTTTTTTTGAAAAACTCCCTACTATATTAAATGTGTCTGCTTGCTCATTTACAAATACTTGATTATCAATGAATAAATATACTGGTTGGGATGCACCGACAACATCAAAATAAGAAGCTGGCATATTAATATCATTTGATACTTTTTCGATAACTTCTTTTAAAGCATTTAAATGATTAGCTTTATCTAAGTTAGAAGTTCTAATTAAAGCTTTAACACCAACCCCTGATGGGCTGATACCTGCCAAAATAACGTAAGGTAATTTAGATAATGATTCTTTTACAGTTAAAGCTATTTGATCACCGAACTCTTCTTTTGCATCAAAATCTAATTGAACAACACCATTATATTGAAGGTCTTTATTGTTATGACCAACTGCTTGATATCCACTGAATAAAAAGAATGGAAGGTTAGTTTTTAATGGTGCGATTTCAGCTTTAATATCCTTAATATTACGGCCTTTATTTAGTCCTGTAATAGTTATGTCGGATATTGATTTATACGAGCTTGTTGGTACTGTATCTTTGATTATAGATACCATTTCAGCTAAATTAATAGCCTGGTTTTTACTGAAAGGATTCGTTACTGTTGATGTAGAGTAAGCGAAGGTTAAATTTAAAGTTTCCATTGTTGTATTTTTTGAAGTTTGCATTTTGAATTGTTTTATTTTGTTAATTGCGTAAGCGTTTGTTTTATAATCTCAATTGTATAATTATTCAATTCTATTTTATCTATCTTATCAATCCCTCCAGCTTTATATAGCTTTGATCTAAAAGTATCTATATTCATTCCTATAACGAATGCTGCACCGTATTGGCTTGATATGATATTGTTTTCGACTTTATAATATACGTCTTTCATTGTTGATTGTGTTATTTGTGGATACATGAGTTATTAATTTAATTAATGTTTTTATGATACTATAAAGATAAGGATTTAATTTTTAATAGATGTTACAATCACTCCAAAGTAGAAATTTAATTGTCTTTAGTTTAAAATAAAGGTGAGAATATTTCACCCACCTTTATAAAAATATCAACTGGAAATGATTAGGTAGTCATCACTCTATTATTCCTAACCTTTATTTTTTAATGTATTATTATCTCTTTCTATAATATAAAGATACGATATTTAAATTAAACAAATGTCGGTCATTTCAAAAAGTGATGAAATAATTACATTTATTTTCATTTATTTATAGAATTTAACTATTTTCACCTCTTTTTCACCTATTGTAAAACTATCCAACTTCCCAACTCCACCTAAACGATGTATTTTTGTACGTAATGCTGAAGGTGTAATAGATACAGCGTGCGCCAAAACTACTTGGTTAGGATAGTATGAGCGTCCTATTTTATATAATGTTCCTATGAGTTCCATTCTTTAATCTTTTTTTCAAGGTAAGTAAATATGAATAATGCTAAAACGATGTCGATAATGATTGCCATGATAATTAATTTAATAATGTTATTGTTCTGTGTTTTATTGTACCTCTAAGATACAACATATTTGTAATACAGATGTCACAAAGAATTAAAACATGTAATATAAATTGATTATTTACAATAAAACTTATGACGCGCCTTGATTAAGAATTTAGATTTAATATGAGGAGGACGGTTATAATACCTTTTGAATGAATGGAAATATAACACGTCATTGTCAAGCTTGTATTCGGCCGGTATTACGTCGTATATGACCATATAA